GTACTATAAATCCTTTAGAGGCTATTGTAAGCCTTAAAAAGCTAGAGGAGATAGTAAAGCTAGCTAAGGCTAGTATATCTGATGCCGTAATAGATGAGGCTGCTAAGCATGGTAAAACCTTTACCTTTGGAGATGCTGAGATAACTAATAAATATAGCGCTGGTAGATATGATTATAGTAATATACCAGAGATAGTAGCTAAGGAGATAGAGCTAAAGGCTATAAAGGATAAGCATAGGGCTGCTATCAATATAGATGTAGTAGATTTAGAAACTGGAGAGCTATTAGCTGCTCCTATATATAAAGGCGGTAAAGAGATTATCGCTATTAAATTAATTAAATAAATAAAGAAATGACAAAAGTAACTAAAATGGATTATCTAGTAAATATCCAAAATGAGCTAAAAGCACCTAAAAATCAATTTAATAGTTTTGGTAAATATAAATACCGCTCTGCAGAGGATATATTAGAGGCTCTAAAGCCTTTATTAAAAAAATATAACTGCTACCTTACTATTACAGAAACTACTGCAGAGATAGCAGGATACTTAGTATTAACCTCTAAGGTTACTATATCAGATGGCGAAAAATCTATATTTGTAGAGGCTCAGGCTGGAATAAATCCAGAGCGTAAAGGTATGGATATAGCTCAGAGTTTTGGTAGTAGTAGCTCTTATGCTAAAAAGTATGCTCTAGGTAATTTATTCTTACTAGATGATACTAAAGATGCTGATAGTAATAAGGTAAATGAGCCAGTAGCTAAGCCTAAGCCTAAAATGAGTACAGATATATATAATGCTATGCTAGAGTATATAAATACTGGTAAGAGTGCTGCAGTATCCTCTAAAATGCATAATTATAATATGAGTAAAAAGCAGGAGGATACTTTAACTAGAATGATTAAAGAAAATAATAACTAAAATGATTAAGAATACTATAAAAGTAATGCAGGATGTAACTGATTTAACTGCAGTATTATTAGGAGTACCATCTGATAGTATAAAAGGAGGTAGTAGAGCTAAAAAGCTAGTACTTGGTAGAATGGTATCAGCTAATTTTTTAATTATAGATTTAAATTATGATTATGAGGAGTTAGGTAAGCATATAGATAGAGATAGGACTAGCTTTTACTACTATGAGCATAAGCATAAGGAGTATTATGAATACTGGGAGGATTATACTGAGCTATATGATAAGCTAAAAGTAGCTTATTTAGGTAAAGGTACTACCGCTTTAACTTCTGAGTATATTAAAGATATATTTTTAAAGAATGGTATAGTAAATATGGATGCCGCTCCTTTTATGATAGGATTTAAGATAGGTAAAGTAGAGGAGTTTATATATACTAGAGAGCTAGAGGCTACTATTACACTACTACAGAGCGCTTTTAAGCAGTTTAACTACTCCTTTAGTGTTGAGCATATCAATAGCTGGAGTTATGAGAGCTAAGGGCTTTATAAAGCTACATAGGAAGATAAGAGATACTAAACTATATAAGGATAGCTATACTATGCATCTCTGGATAGAGTTACTAAGTAGAGTAAACCATAAAGAGAATAGCTGGCAGTATGGAGGTAGGCTATGCTCAGTAAAGGCTGGAGAGTGCCTAGTATCTTTATATAGTTTAGCTGATAGTACTGGTATAAAAGTATCTAGGATACGCTGCATACTAAAAAAGCTAAAAACTGCACAGATGATTACTAGTAAATCTACTCCCTATGGTACTTATATTGAGATAGTTAGCTGGGCTAAATATCAAGATGATAAAATAAAGTGCATAGCTAAACCTAAAAAAGTAGCATATAACAAGAATGAAATAACTAAAGGCCTTTATAAGCCCTTAAATAAAATTAATAAATTAATATGATAGATATACCTAATGATAATAATTTAGAGATTAAAGTACTAGCCGCTTTAATGAATACCTCTGATGCTATACATACTATAGCTAGCGTACTCCAGCCTAGTAGCTTTTATACTAATGATAATAGGATGATATATGTAACATGTATAGAGTTATATAATGCTAGTAAGATACCAGATATGAGCCTAGTAGCTGCAGAGCTAAAAGGTAAAGTAGATTTAATTACTATCTCTAATATAGCTGGAGAGTTTTGTGATGAGATGGTACTACCAGATTACTGTAGAGTATTAAAGGAGCTAGAGATGAGGAGAGATATGTTAGCAGGAATATCTAAAATGCAAAAGGCAGCTAGCTTAGATAATGATATTTTTGATTTAACGGCTGAGGTAAGTAGCTATATAGATAAGGTAGGTGCTGCTCCTAAAGAAACTATAGTAAATACTACTACACTATTTAAAGATACTTTTAAGGCCATAGAGGAGGCTAGTACTAATGCTGGAGGATGTACTGGTATATCTACTGGCTTTAATGATTTAGATAGGCTAACTAATGGATTTGGTAAAGGAGAGTTAATAGTATTAGCAGCTAGGCCTGGAATGGGTAAAACTACCTTAGCTCTTAACTTTATGCTGGAGGCAGTTAGGCAGCAAAAGAGGGTACTAATGTACTCTGTAGAGATGACTGCTACTGAGCTAGGATTAAAATTAGTATCTAATCTATCTGGAATAGAGGGAGATAGAATACATAGAGGTAAGCTAACTGAGGAGGAGTATAAGGGAGTATATCATGATACCTCTGATATAATAAACTCTGGGCTATTAAATGTAGATGCAGAAACCTCTGAGCTATTCGGTATAAAATCAGTAGCAAAAAAGCTAAATCATAAGACTAAAATAGATATGATTATTATAGATTATATGCAGCTATTATCTGGAGGAGATAAATCTAATAAGCAGCAAAATAGAGAGCAGCAAATATCTTTTATATCCAGGAATTTAAAAGCCTTAGCTAAGGAGTTAGATATACCTATTATCTGCTTATCTCAGTTATCCAGAGCAGTAGAGAGTAGAGGTAATAAAAGGCCTATGCTATCAGATTTAAGAGAGAGCGGTGCTATAGAGCAGGATGCTAATAAAGTATTATTTATATATAGAGATGGATACTATAGTAAAAATAATGATACTACTACAGAGATTATAGTAGCTAAGAATAGGGCTGGTAGTTTAGGTACTGCAGTACTAGATTTTAGAGGAGCTACCTCTAAATTTACTAATGAGGATTTTAAACCATTTTAAGATGAGAATAGAATTTAATATAAAGCCCTGCCCTAAGCCTAGGATGACTAGAGCAGATAGATGGAAAAAAAGGCCTATAGTACTTAAATACTGGGATTTTTGTAATGAGCTAAATAGGCAGGCTAATCGGCTCAATTATATACCAGGAGATAAGGTAAGCCTAATATTTTTTATACCTATGGCTAAATCATGGAGTAAAAAAAAGAGGGAGCAGATGCTAGGTAAGCCTCATAAAGCTAAGCCAGATATAGATAATTTAGCTAAGGCTTTTTTAGATGCGCTATTAGCTGAGGATAGTTATGTATATAGTCTAACTGCAGAAAAATACTGGAGTAATGAGCCTAGCATAGTAGTATTAACAGATGAGTAGAAGTAATTTGTTAATACTAGTTAATAAGTTAGATTTAATCTGTATAGAAAAAAGATATATTTGTACTAGTAATAATTTAAAAATGAGTAAGATGAGTGATTTTAAACAAAAACCAGGATTTGGTAGTATATTTAAAAATGATTATAAGACTGCAGAAAATCAGCCAGATTATAAAGGTAAAATACTTTTAAAGGATGGTACTGAGCAGCAAATAGCGCTCTGGATTAAAGAGGGAGCTAATGGTAAATTTTTTAGTGCTGCTTTATCTGATGTATATGTTAAGCCAGATACTAGTAATAGTATTGCAGAGGATACTAAGGATGATTTACCTTTTTAAAATAGATGAGTAAAAGACTTAAATACCTTTTTAGAGCAGAGCTAGATACTGTATATGTAAGCGCTGAGCATGAGGTTATAATGCTTAGTTATTATTATGAGCTAGATGATGCTATAAGATATTTAAAGCCCTCTAAGGATAAGCTAAGGCTCTTAAATGAGTTAATAGATGTAATTACTGATTACTCTAGCTCCTTTAGTGAGGATAAGGATGAGTATTTTTACGAATGGATAAGGATAATACCTACTAATTTAACCTATACTATAGCTGGATTTATAGCTGGGCTAAAAGATGAGGATAATGTAAGTGAGTGTAATATATCATACTCTGCAGTATTACAGAGCGCTAGTAGATGCTTTAGCCTCTGGATATGATAAGTATAAAGAGGTAGCTCTTAATATTTGTGGAGATGAGGATAAGGCTAGTGATGTAGTACAAATGGTAATGGAGGCCTGCCTAAAGATGCAAAAGGAAACGCTCCAAGATATATATGATAAAGATGGTTTACTATGGTATATAATAAGGATGATAAGCCTAAATATTAAGAGCAAAACTAGCCGCTACTATTATAAGTATAATAAGTATTATGAGCTATTTGATAGTAATACTAGTACCTTAACATATATGCCAGAGCATTATGAGAATAAGCCAGGAGATGATACTAGGAGCGGTACGCATATTAGGTTAGATGGTATAGATGATTTATTAAGTAATTTATACTGGTACGATAGAGAATTATTTTTAACCTATTATAGAGATAGCTATACACTCGATACACTCGCTGCCAAAACTGGTATAAGCCGTACTAGTATATTTAATACATTAAAAAAGGTAAGGAATTATATAAAAGATAATATAGATGGCAAAACCAAAGAAATTAGAGAAACTGAGTAATTTTACTCTAGCGGCTGCTAAGTTTGCTGCAGGAGGCTTTATAAAGAGTAGTAAGGAGCTATATGATGAGAGAGTATTAACCTGCTTAGCTTGTAAGTATTATGATGCTGATAAAGATGAGTGCCTAGTTTGTGGATGCCCAGTAGAAGTTAAAGCATCCTGGAGTACTGAGAGTTGCCCTAAAAATTTCTGGAAAAAATGAGAGAGCTAAATAAAGATGAGATAAAAGAGCTAGGTACTATCTGGCTATTAATAAAAAATGGTAGAGCGCCCAGTTTTGAGGCTAAAGGCAGAGTTATAATGTTCTGGAATAAGATAGCAGGGACTAACTTTAAACCTAACTCATCATGCCAGGGATGCCTAGGGACTGTATTTTATGGCTTAGAGGGATTATATAAAGAATATTATCCATAATGACTACTCTACAATTAATAATAAAAACTAAGGGAGCTATAGATTACTATGGTATTAAAAGAGGCTGGATATTATACTTTAACTCTAAAGATGAGATAGTAGAAGTAAAGAGCCTATATAATCCAGATGAGTATAAAGGAGCTAGAAAAGTATATAATGATGAGGAGATAATAGAAAAATTAACTAAATATAAAAATAGATGATATTAATAACACTAGGTTACATTATATCTGTAGCTTTTATAGTTACTATGATAGTAGTATATAGAGATGGTAAAAGAGCAGCAAAAAATAATAATAAATTAAAAGATAGATTATGAGTAAAGATAAGTGCTGCAAAGTAAACCCTAAAATGTTACTAACTAAAGATGAGCTAGGATTAACTCCTAGTTATTATATAGGTAAAATATTTAAGTACCAGGCATCTCATATTATAGAGGATTTTGGATTATCATATAATATAGGTAGTGTATGCTCCTATATACTAAGAGCAGGCTCTAAAAAGAGTAAGGCTATGAGTGATATAGATAAGGAGATAGATGATTACACTAAAGCTATAGCTCATCTTAACATGGAGATTAAAAGGCTAGAGAGAATAAAAGGATATGAGGCTAAAGATGTAATAAGATGAGATTAACTAGAGGCAGAGCTAAGCAAAAGATAGAGATAAAAAAGCTAGATATACCAGAGGTAATTACTGAGGATTTAGGCTATTATATGCAGTTTGGATTTAAGCGTATTCCTACTCCTGATAATGGTAGATACCATGAGATTAAGCATGCTAGGAGGCCATACGCTAAAACTAACTACTATGAATAATAAAGCTAAGGAGGTTTATGGTAATAAGCCTAAATTAAATAGGCGTACTAAGCGTAAAATAAAGAGAGATATAGATAAGGATATTAAGGCTGGTAAGTATGATGATTTAAAAGCAGCTATTAAAGAGGAGAGTAAGAATAAAGGAGGATTAAATACTGAGGGTAGTAACTATAATGGTTAAAGTTATATTTATATAAAAAGTAACTAATTATACATATATAAAAAGAGATGGCATATACTGACAAAGATAGAGAGAGGTTTATAGGGATACTAACTAAGCAGGCTGGTAATGTAGCTGGAGCATGCAGAGCTATGCATATTAATAGGCGTACCTATTATAACTGGATGGAAAAGCATGAGGATTTTAAAGTAACTGTAGAGGATATTACTGAGGCCTTAATAGATGATGCTGAGAGTGAGCTACAGAAGTTAATTAGCTCAGGTAATGTAGTAGCTATACTATTCTATTTAAAGACTAGAGCTAAGAGCAGAGGCTATATAGAGCGCTCAGAAACTGATATAACTAGCAAAGGAGATAAAATTAAAATTAATATTAACCTAGATGAAACTCCTAACTGCTAATATACTAGCATTATTATTATTAGTATTCTGCTTAATAATTCGTAAAAGGAGATGATAGATATAAATCCAGATTTAACTAATAAGCAAAAGCAGGCCTTTAAGTATATGCTAGATAATACTACTACTGAGCTATTATATGGAGGTGCTGCAGGAGGAGGTAAGAGTTATTTACTATGCGCTTATGCTATTATAAATTGCCTACAGTATCCAGGAGTAAGAGGCTTAATAGGTAGGAGTAAACTGGATGCTCTTAAAAAAACTACATTACTAACCTTTTGGGATGTATGCAGCCAATGGAATATAAAGGCTGGAGAGCATTATACTTATAACGCTCAGAGTAATGTTATAACCTTTTATAATGGTAGTAGTATTATCTTAAAGGATTTATTTTTATATCCATCTGATGCTAATTTCGATAGCTTAGGGAGTTTAGAATTAACCTTTGCCTGCATAGATGAGGCTAACCAGATAACAGAAAAAGCTAAGAATATACTAAGTAGTAGATTAAGATATAAGCTAGATGAGTATGGGCTAATACCTAAGTTATATATGAGTTGTAATCCAGCAAAAGGATGGGTATATAATATATATAAGGAGAGTAGAGAGGGAGTACTACCTAAGCATAAGCAATTTATCCAGGCTCTAGTAACAGATAATAAGCATATTAGTAAGCATTATACTGCTCAGTTAAATAAGCTAGATGAGATAAGTAAGGCCAGATTACTTAGAGGAGATTGGGAGTATGATGATAGTAAGGATGCTCTGATAGAGTATGATGATATTATAAATATGTTTAGTAATGTAGTACCTACTGGAGAGAAGTATATAACTGCAGATATAGCTAGATTTGGTAAGGATAAAACTGTAATATATTTATGGAATGGGCTGCAGATAATAGATATAGTTACTATGGATATGAGTAGTATGGTAGATGTTGCTAATAAGATTAGAGAGATGCAACAAAGAGAGGGTATTAAGCTAAGTAATATACTAGTAGATGAGGATGGTGTAGGAGGAGGAGCTAAAGATATACTAAGATGTAAGGGATTTGTAAATAATAGCAGGCCATTAAAGGGAGAAAATTACCAGAATTTAAAAAGTCAATGCAGTTATAAGCTAGCTGATTTAATAAACAGAGGCCAGATAGGAGTTAGCACTAATAGCATTAAGATTAAAGAGGCTTTAATCCAGGAGCTAGAGCAGATAAGGAGGATTAATATAGATAAGGATGGTAAGCTATCTATACTAAGTAAGGATAAGATAAAGGATTTAATAGGGCGCTCTCCAGATTACTCAGATGCTTTAATGATGCGCTGCTATTATGAGCTAGGAGTAAGTACTGGTAAATACTCAGTAAGGTAAGATATTAAATAATTATAATTTATATTTATAATAAATGAGAATAGTAAAGCTAAAAATAGATGATAAGGTTACTGAGTTTAAACTACCTACTAGCTGGGATGAGGTAAGTTTAGGCCAATATAGTAAGCTAATGATAGCTATAGAAAAGGAGGGTACTACTGAGATAGAGTTAATGATTAAGAGCCTAGAGGCTTTAGTAGGTATAGATGGAGGTATATTAAGTAAAGTACCTATTAAGCAGCTAAGAGAGGCTTATAATCAGTTAGGAGAGCTAATTAGTACTAATCCTAATAATGAGTTAAGTAGAGTAGTAGAGATAGATGGTATAGAGTTTGGATTAATTCCAGATTTTGATGAGCTAAGTTTGGGAGAGTTTGTAGATTTAGATAACTATTTACAAGATAATTATAATAATCTAAGTAAGATATTTGCAGTTTTATATAGGCCAGTAATAGAGAGAGATGGTAATAGTTATAATATAGAGCCATATAGCTTAAAAAATATAATTGATAGGAGAGAGTTATTTAATAATAGGCTTAGTATAGATACTGTATATGGCGCTTTAGTTTTTTTTTGCAATATAGGGAGCAAACATATAGAGAGTACGCTATACTCTTTGGAGGAGGAGAAAATGAGCCAGAGCATTATAAAGAGCAGCCAGATAATGGAGATAGTATAGGTGATAAATATGGGTGGTATTGTTTAATACATAGAATGGCTGGAGGAGATATATTAAAAATGGATGAGGTAGTTAAATTAGATGTTAATACTTGTTTAAATTTCTTATCATATACTAAAGATGTAGAGCTAACTGAGGAGCTAAATAGAAAATAAATAAAATGATAAATAAAAATAATAATGCTAGTTATAATAATGTAATAGATGCTTTAAAATGCGTAGCTATTTCGCATGGTATGGTTAATAATGTTAGCTCTGGCTCTGTAGATGAGGTAGATTTATCTGCTAATTCTGTATATCCTTTAGTACATATAGTACCTGGTAATGTAACTGCAGGAGTTCAGCAGATTACTTTTGATTTTAATATATTAGCTATGGATTTAGTTAAAGTAAGAGATAATAATGAGTATGATGTAGTAGCTGCATTAAAAGTAAATGATAGTAATGAGCAGCAGGTTTTATCTGATACAATGCAAATTTTAATAGATATTATAGCCCAGTATAAAAATGGATTAATGCTAGGAGTACAACAAAATACTAGTATTTATGGCCAAACTGATGATAAGGATTTTACTTTAGAGCCATTTACTGAGCGCTTTGATAATGTAGTATCTGGATTTAACTGTAGCTTTAGTATTACAGTACCTAGTACTTACTTTGCTTGTAATAGCTTTAACTGGAGTGCAGTAATAGGAGCGTCTGGATGGGATTTTACAGATATTGGTGCTGCAAATTGTACAGTATTTACTAATACTCCTAAAGAGGATAGCCCAGTAGTTATGCCAGCAGAGCAGACTGTAGTAGAAAGTCCTTAATAATAAAACTGCATAGCAAACTGCATAGCTAATAGGTAGGATAAGTATTTAATAATGAGTAAGATATAGAGATAATAAAAATAA